ATTACGTTTCTTCTACTCTTGGACCAAGAGGGCGAAACGTTATTTTGAAGGCCAAGGACGGCGCTCCTATTATTATAAACCACAATAAAACAAGTCTTACGGTTGCATAGTTTCTAACTCCCAACTATTTATCATAGAGGGGGATAGAAACTATGTCTTTTTCTGGGATCTATAAAATTATAAACAACATCAACGGTAAAGTTTATGTAGGTAGTTCAAAGAACGTTCAAGCGAGAAAACGAAGCCATTACTGTTATTTGAGAGCGGGGAAGCACCCAAATAAGCATTTACAGAATGCTTGGGACCATTATGGGGAAGAGAACTTTTCATTTGAGATAGTTTTCTATTGTGAAAAAGAATTACTCTCATTAGAAGAAAAGAGAATAATAATAGAATGTAAAAGCACCGAACGTGAAAATGGCTATAACATTTCCGATAACACTATTGGGGCTATGACCGGACTAAAACATAGTGTAGAGTCAATTCAAAAGATGAGAAATAGCAAAACAGGATCTAAAAACCAGTTCTACGGCAAAAAGCATTCAGAGGCTACTAAAAATGCTATTAGCGTGAAAAAGAAAGGCAGAAAACTTTCGGAAGAACATAGACAAAAGATTTTAGAAACAGGTTTTGTAAAGAGTGGGGAAAATAATGTAAACTCTGTTTTGACCGATCAACAAGTGGAAGAAATCAGAGAACAAGCAAAAATCTATTATGAACAAAACAAAACCTATTGGGGTTTTGATTCAAAAATAGCAAGAATTTATAAAGTCAATCCTTCTACTATTAGTAGAATAAGACAAAACAAAATAAGGAAAAAGAGAGAAAACCAATGAAAACTTATAGAAACGGAATGGAACTACAAAGAGGAATTTTGGCCGGAGTTGATGTGTTGGCTGATAATGTAGCCTCAACTCTTGGCCCCAGAGGTAGAACTGTTATTCTGCACGAGGCCGGTGCTTCTCCCGTGATAACCAAAGACGGAATCCGAGTCGCTGAATTCATTTCTCTTCAAGATCCATTTGAGGATGCTGCCGTCCAAATTATCAAGCAAGCAAGTAGAAAGACCAACTCGGAGGCTGGTGATGGAACAACCACGGCAACGGTTCTTTCTCGCGCTATTCTTACCGAAGCCTTCCGGCACATTACCGCTGGTGCTTCCCCCGTTGAGGTGAAGCGAGGCATTGACTTTGCCGTTGAGCGCATTGTGACCCAATTGAGGGAGGTTTCCAACCCCATCCGATCCGAGACAGACATTACGCACATTGCTACTATCTCTGCGAATAATGACGACGTTATTGGTCGCCTTGTAGCAAAGGCTATTACCTCTGCTGGAAAGGACGGTTCGCTTATTGTAGAAGAAGCACGTTCTACGGAAACAACCTTGGATCTTATTGAGGGTTTCAGGTTTGATTCCGGTTATGCTGCTGGTGCTTTCGTAAATGACGAGCGTAGAAACGCTGTTGTTTATGAGGACTGTTTTATTCTTGTCGTTGATGATAAGTTGGAGAAGGTCCAAGACCTATTGCCTGTTTTGGAACCTGTTGCTCGCGAAGGTCGTCCGCTTATTATCGTTGCCTCCGAAATTGAAGGCCAAGCATTGGCTGCTCTTATTATGAATGCTATGCGTGGAACAATGAAGGTTGCCGCTGTAAAGGCTCCTCGCTACGGTCAGGAGCGACGAGACATTATGCTTGACCTTTCTATTGCTACTGGCGCAAAGTTCTTCTCAAAGGCTTCCAACGTCAGCTTGTCTACCTTCCAACTGGTCGATCTCGGACAAGCAAAGAAGGTTGAGGTTTTGAAGAACGGCACAACCATTATTGGCGGTAAGGGAGATTGGAGTGAGGTTGAGAATAGAATTGAAGCCTTGAAAGCCGAATTGGACCAAACCGACAACATTCACGAAGGAGAAAGAATCCAAGAACGCATTACACGCCTTGCTTCTGGTGTTGCTGTTATCAAGGTTGGAGCAGCAACCGAGGTTGAAATGATCGAGAAGAAGCACAGGATCGAAGACGCTGTTGAGGCTGTAAAGGCCGCTAGAATGGAAGGCATCGTTCCTGGAGGTGGAACCGCGTTGCTCCGTGTTATTTCAACTCTTTCACCACCAGAACTTGAAGGCGATAGACTATTGGGTTACAATAGTGTAATAAAGGCTTGCTCTGCCCCTATCCGACAAATGGCGATCAACTCTGGTTTATCACCGGACATTATCGTGAATCGTGTTCTTGAAGCAGAAGGTAATGAAGGTTGGAACTTTGTTTCAAATGTTGTTGAAGACCTTGTTGTTGCTGGCGTTGTCGATCCAGCAAAGGTTACACGCTGCGCTCTTCAAAACGCCGCTTCTGCGGCTGGAACTCTTATCACCAGCGGTCATGCGGTCGTGGAGGTTCCGTGAGGTTAAAAGTACAACTTACAATAGACGAAGAGGACTTTTCAGAACAACTATCCGAGTTTGTTTGGAAGGCTTGCGGAAAACTACGAGCCTTGGCCGATCAGTCAGGCCCAGGAATAAACAAACTTATCAGAGACAAAGAGGACTATGAAGCAGTATTGCTTTCTATTCGCGAACTGCGCGAAAAGCTCTTTTCAATAGACACAACTTTGGACGACATTTCTGGAATGATTGAAGGTTATCTGGATTACAAAAATCCAACACAAGAGGAAATAAATGGTACTCAAAACGAAGATTAAAGTAGGAGACATAGTTTTCATTCCTTCCAACACAGCAATGCTTAGGTTCAACAAAGAAAGAACAGTTGGTGAGTCCGGTTATACTACGCATTTCTCCAAGTCAGCCGAACCTTATTATGGAATAGTGAAAGACTTGGAACACGAAAGTTATTGTAATATTATGGTTTTTGATAGAGGTTATTGGTTTATTTCGCCAACAGATTTAGTTATTTACGAAGGAGACAAAAATGATAAAGTTAGTTGAGGTTTATGACCGTTCAGGGGTTCAGACCTCTTTTGCTTTGAGAGAAATTTACATCAACCCTAAAAACGTCGCTTTGATCCGTCCAGACGATAGCACAAAGGTTCTATTGGAAAGCAGAACGGGTTTTCCAGAAGGCTTGGATCCAAGGCAAGAATTCACAAGAATCACCTTATCCGATTCACGTTCTACCATTTGTGTTGTCGGAGATGCGAACACAGTTTTCACCAAAGTTTTCGAGGCTCACGGTCGCAAACTGTTAAAGGACTAAAATGGAAAGAGTAGAAAAGCCTTGGGGTTATGAAATTATTTGGGCTAAAACAGATAAATATGTTGGAAAGATACTCCACATCAACCCACATTGTAGGTTGTCCCGACAATATCACAAGGTCAAAGAAGAAACCATTATGGTAAAGTCAGGCACTCTTCATTTACAACTTGACGACGAGCCACACATTAGGAACATTTATCTTATTGAAGGCCAAACTTACCACGTTGAACCACGACGAATTCATCGCTTCTGCGCCAAAGAAGAAGCAGTAGAACTTATTGAGGTAAGCACAACAGAGTTGGACGATGTTGTTAGGCTTTCCGACGACTACCGGCGTTGAATAGATAAACAAACTATTTATTGAAGGTAGCGAAACAATGAATAAAATAACCAGAGAACAAATCATAACTGAAATACTTGATATACTAACAGAGATAAAGTTAGAGAATTTGGGTCTTCCAAAAGATATTATTGAGTTTATTCGTTCAATACCTACCGAAGAGGTCAATAATAAATTAGAGCCAATCCAACTTGAAAATTATATTGGTTGGATCGGTCAAATACTTAAATCTGACTCTGGTATTTTTGCTTACTATGATATTGATAGTAGTCAAATTCAAGAAGCATACAAAAAGATTCGTAAGTTTGTTGTTTATTGGCCTTCAAAGAATATTGATTTCTTCCCCGATGATATCTTTGATGATGTTGTTACTGAAATTTTCAATATTTTACAAACAGAGAGGCTAAATTTAAAATCTCTATTAAAGTTGAGAAAACTTGTTGTTTCCTATGCTAATAAATTTCTTCCCAAATATCGGGTAGAAGTACCAGAAGAAAAGAAACAGGAAATATTTTCAATTGTTGAAGAACTGATTGGTTCTTTCTTGGCGCAGATCACGGAACAAGATATATTCAGCGATTTAAACTATTTGATTTCACAAGATTATCGCTTTTTCACTTCAATGTTTGAAAAACAGGATTTTTCTTATCTTGATGAGATAAAAGAAAAGGCCAATATCGCTCTTGAAGAATTAGAAAAAGAAGCTCAGAAATTGCCGGTTGAGAATATGCCCGAAGGATATTTCTGGTACGATATAGGTAAGTCTCGTTGTTCGGTTGAAGCAAAAAGAATGGGCCATTGCGGTAGTGATGACGAAGGAACTTTGTATTCGCTTAGACACAAAACAGAAAACGAACTAATATCAGATTCACACATTACGGTTTCGTTTGACGAAGAACAAGGTAATATCCTCCAAATCAAAGGTAAGGGTAATAGCGCGCCTCTCCAAAAGTACTGGCCTATGATTGCTGAATTACTTTTATTCTTGGACGCCCAGGTAAATTTAGAAATAGGCAAACACGCCAAGAATCCTCAATCTTTTGCTTCAATGAATAAATATCTTGAAGATCGAACTGGCGTACTTTCTAAAATGACCGAATCAACAAATATAGCCGAAAGGAACAAAGCAATGAAACACTCCAAACTACTAAACGAAATTGTAATCCAAGAGACTTTACGTTTATTGACTGAAATCAAGTTGGGAGATTTAGGTTTTCCACAAGAGGTAGTCAATAAGATACGTCAAATTCCTTCAATAGAAGTACAAGAAACTCTTAAACCACAAGAGTTTGAGTATTATCTTACTTGGATTGGAGCAATGATTAAGGAAAAGAAGTTAGGATATGATATGCCTAGTGTAGTAGCCGAAGAAACTGATAATTTCCTTTTTATTGGCTTACAAGATTTAAAAGATGCTATTAATGAGGACGAAAGATTTAAAAATATTCCTAATGTTCCTTTTGAAAAAGTAGAAGAAATCGTTAATACTCTTGGTGCTAGTTTAGGCTACGGACAAAGAGCGATTAGGATAAGTGAACTTTTTTTTATGGATTATCTTAATGCTCGTAAAGCATCATTATCTTTCTTTGATAAATTCTTGGTTAAGAAGAACCTACCATTACCAGAGATAAGAAATAAAATTATAAATTCTTTGGATAATGTAATTGAATCTATTCTTAACTACGCCGCTTCAACTACGGGTTTCTTTAAGTCGTTAGATGAGATTTTGGTTAATAGAAAAGATGGATTCCAATTTTTCAAGAACGAAATAGAACCACAGATGGAAGAAGAAAGAGATGAAGATACTAATGAAATTTATAAAGTAGAAGCAGACACTCCTGATTTAGCAAGTCTAGAATATTTTATAGATGAGAAGATTAGAAAGTATATCAAGCAGATTGAAAAACCAGAACAAATTTTAAATGTTCCTGGCTTGCCCGCAGGATATTTCTGGTACGATATTGGATTGTCTAATTGCCAAATTGAATCAGATAGAATGGGTCATTGTGGTACTGATACAGAAGGCACCCTATATTCATTAAGAAGAAGCAGAGGCGAAGGAGCAATCACAACTTCTCACGTTACGATCAGTTATAACGAACCAACCAAAACAGTATTCCAGGTTAAAGGCGGTGGTAATATCGTACCCAAGAGACAATATTGGCCTATGGTCGCAGCATTCTTCAAACATTTTAATGTTAAATTCAGTAGAGAAGTCGGTTCGTATTCAAGTAGTGATTTTGGACCTATGAATAAATACTTACAAGAAAATACTGACGCTCAAATCACTACTGCGCTGGAACAAAAGATTATTATTCCATTACGAGCGATTAGTGAATCGGTACAAACAAGAATAGATGCTGATTTACCAGAGGAATTCAGCGCGGGTGCCGTAGGTGTTGAAAGCGATGCTAATTCAGCGACCATTAAAATGGTTCTAATGTATCCATTCTATGTAAGTCCTCATTCGTTGGGTCATTTAAGACCAAGTATGTTAGACACGGAAATGACTACTTTGGCGAACGAGATAATATCAGAATATTTTGATGATTTCGTTAGGGATTCTAATCGGGAACTTTGGAGACAGGCAACAATAGAAACTAATGTTGCTTATGCTGGTAAAAAATCAGATAAAAATGGGAAATTTAAATATCTTATAACAACCGAGATTAGTTTTAATTTCACCGAAGATAGTGCGGAAAGTGAAGAAATAGCAAATGATATTTACGATGTAGGAGATATTTATAAAGGCATTATTATACAGAGTGATACGGTCAAAAAATTCAATGTTTTTGTTGATGCGTTGTATCAACCTGCTGATTATGACGATCCATATCCAATATTGGTTAAACAAGAAGAGTATGCTACTACTGTTGGAGAATTGTTCTCTCTAATGAAAAAGAATCCTCACGCCAAAGTCCAGAAGTCAGGAAATAAAGTATTAGCACATTTAGTTCAAACAAGAGCAGATGATTACGCTTATCGTTTTGATTTTGATGAGTATATGAGTACGCCTTATATACAAAGCGGGGAGGCAAGAGCAAGAACCCTAGTAAGTGAAGTAGTTGAAAATATCCAAAAAGATATAGAAAACTTACTACAAAAGTATTTTAAATCAGCCAGCGATTCTATTGATCTTCAAATGGATATGTATAATTCTTTTGTTTCACCATTTAACGAAGAAGCATTAATTTCAAACTCGGATTGGAAAACAGAGTATTCTGTTGATAAGGGAATGCCTGTTTTCAAACTAAAACTCGCTTTTGTGATCCAGAATAATACGACCGTAAAAGAAATAACAGAAATAACCTCTGCTCTACAATTCTTATCCGAGAACTATGGCGATTTTGTTGAATACTTGGACGAACATATTAACAACAAACTTCAAAAAGCAATATCAACTATCGCCGCTGGTACAAAAAGAGAACGTGAAGATGATCCAATCTATTCAATTTCCAGGATGATTTAATGAGGAGTTCTATGAAAAAGAATTTTTATGACTTTCAACGCGACTTTACAAAGAAAATGGACTTTTATAAGTCCCATCAAATCTTTGATTTGCTTAAAGAGCAAAAGGCTGGGGAAGTTCGGCATTTTAGCATAGACTTACGCTTGTCTATTGACGATGAAGTAGGTGGTGGTATTGAGGACAAACTTATCCGTATTCGCTCAATAAACGGCGTTACTGTCGTTTCTCCACAGGAAAACTATGACTTGAGCGGAGTTTATACTGTTCGCGTTAAATTTCATCCCCAACTTGACTCTATGCGTCCCGTGACTTACATTAGGAATGTTCTTGTGCCGCAGATCAACTCCTCGTACAAAGTGCCTGGTGTAAGGGTTCTCGGCGTTTTAGACAATACTTTCAAAAGATTGAATTAATGTCAAAGATTGTTATTAGATTCAGCGATTCTTCCAAACACAAGGAAGATTCGCTTTTTGTTTGTAAGGGCTTTATCCTTGATGAAGAAGGAAAGGTCTTGCTTGTGAAGAGGGCTAAAAATGCCGATTCCTTCCCTGGTAAGTGGGACTTGCCGGGAGGACACATTCATAAGGGAGAAAGCAAGGAGGATGGTTTATCAAGAGAAATTCTGGAAGAAACCGGAATAACGATAGAAAATCCAGTCAGCCTTGAATATAATTCTATCCCTAACCAGTTCTTCTTTGTGATAGAACAATGGGACGGAGAGGTTCAGTTGAGTTTTGAACATGACGATTTCGCTTGGGTTGACCTCAAAACCGAACTGGACGACTACCCTTGTGGGCCAAACTACTACAAAGTTTTAAGCCATTACACGCAGAATGCCTGATAAGGAGAAGCCAGCAACTATTTACCTTTATAGTGGAGGGCTTGCTATGAAATGGTTATTGCCTTGTTTGGCCTTGGTTGTCGCCTCTTGTAAAAAGGAAGAACCAGAAAGTTTTGATTCCTTCCCGAAAGAAGAAATAGCCCAGGTAAAAGGACCACAAATTTCAAGTAGAGAAGGTGTTGTAAGCGTAGAAATTTTAACAGCCAAAGGTGAAGCCGGAATAGGATCCGGTGCTTACATTCTATTCAATAACAAGACTTATGTAATAACAGCCGCTCACGTTATTGAGGATTCGCTCATAACTGTTGTCTCCACCAGGGAACACTCAACCTCGGCCAAACCTGTTTTTATCAACAAACAAAAAGACATAGCAATTTTACAAGTTGATGACCTTGACGATGTAAAGCCAATAAAACTTGTTCCTCGTCAGGACTTTTCTCTAAAACTCGGTGAAGAACTTTATTATTCAGGTTTTCCAAATGGTTTTGGTCCTCTAACTATTGAAGGAACAATAGCCGCTTTTGACGGGACAGACGCAGTAATTATGCAGTCTTACGCTTGGCCTGGGGCTTCCGGCTCTTTGGTCCTAGATAAAAGAGGAAGAGTTGTTGGTGTGCTTGTCGCAATAGAATTGTTAACCGGAAGAAATGGCGAAATTATCAATAACGCCAACATAGTTTATGTAAATCTTATTGATAAAAACTTTATGGATGTGCTAAATGATTTACTTGATTAGTAGTTTGCTGGTTCTCTCGCTAATAAGAAACTACAATGCTGAAATTACAAGATGGGACTTGCTTTCCCAAAAGGAACGAGCCGAAGCAAAACTTAAGAGACTACAAGAAGAACACGAAGAGTTAGAAAAGAAATTTGACGACCTATCACAAGAATACCGTGATTTTGTTGATTTTGTAAATGAAGAAGAAATAAGACTACAAAATGAAATGGGTGAGAAACTTATCAAGTCGCTCCAAGACGAGATAATGACCCAGGCTTTACTATCTATGAAACCGAACGCCGAGGCTTGATGATGACTTGCATTTTTGATATTGACGGGACAATAACTCCCGCCCGTCTTGCTATGACTGATGAAATGATCCCAACTTTCATTAGGTTCTGTTTATTCAATAAGGTTTATTTATGCACCGGCTCTGACTGGATGAAGGTTGTGGAACAAGTGCCTTTGAACGTCCTGAAAGCAGTAGAAGGTGTCTTTACTTGTTCTGGTAATGCTTTCTATCGCAAGGGCGTTGAGGAAGTAAAATTCCGTAATGAGTTTGAGCCAAGCGAAATGCTGTTGGAGAAACTTACGACCTTTATTGAGAACTCACCTTTCCCCGTTAGAACTGGAAGCCACTTTGAGTTTAGAACAGGAATGATGAACTTTTCTGTTGTTGGTCGTGCTTGTAGTCAGGAACAACGACTAACTTACGCCGAATGGGATAAGATAAACAAAGAGCGTGAAACTATTGCCGTTGAGTTGAGACATAGGTTCCCCGAACTTGATTTCAACATTGGTGGCGAGATAAGCATAGACATTCATCCAAAGGGAAATGATAAAGGAAGATCAATAGAACTTGTTCGTTCGTTTGAGCCTTACAGCAACATTCATTTCTTCGGTGATAGAATGATGCCTGGTGGTAATGACTATCCAGTAATAAAGAAACTTGCTGCTGATGATAAATGGACGCAAGTTGAGAACTGGAAAGAAACTTTACAGCACCTACAAACTATCTTATTGAAGAAGGAATAGTTCTTCCAAAACTATTTATGTGGAGGTGAAAGATGACTTTTGATCGCAAATGGAATGGCTTTCTTGATAGAATAGACGAAATGGAAGAGTTCCAACGTAAAATGTTTAGGGGCCATTCCAGAAAGAAAAGGCTTCACATTGGTTTAGGAGGTCAAAAGAACGTGCCTCCTTACAGCGTCAGACCGTCTTATAAGCGTTCCAAGTCTGCTCCCCCTATCGGTGAGTCATTGGTCCAAGAAATCTCCACAGACACCATAGAAAGCTTCAAGATAAGAAATAGTTTGGCTCCATTCTGGAAAGCAGACAAGTTAGAACCCGACATTAGAGAACAACTGCTAAAAATAGCACAGGACTTTATAGACACTATTGAGGTGCGTTTGGATCCAACAGACATTATCTTCACAGGTTCTCTCGCAAACTACAACTGGTCCGAACTATCAGACATAGACATTCACATTTTGGTTGACTATTCCAAGATAGACGAGGATAAAGAACTACTGAATTCTTTGTTTCGTTCTTTGACTACAACTTGGAATGATAGACATTCTATCAAAATCAAGGACTATGAGGTAGAAATTTACATTCAAGACCAAAGCGAAAAGCACACCTCAACTGGTGTTTATTCCTTGACGAAAGATAAGTGGCTTATCAAGCCAGAGAAAGCAAAGTTCAGTTTGGATAAAAGCAAAATCAAGTCAAAGGCAGAAGCAGAGGTAGAAAGAATAAATGCCGTTGAGGATGCCCTAAAAGAAGATGACTTTATCGGTGCTTTTGAGATGGGCGAAAAGCAAATAAAACGTTTAAAGAAAATGAGAAAGTCAGGTCTTTCCAGCGAAGGCGAGTTTTCTATTGAGAACATTGTCTATAAAGTCCTACGAAGGTCAGAAGAACTGGAACGACTTTACGATCTAACCAATCGCGCTTACGACTCGGCTATGTCCCTGTAAAGCAAATGTAAACCACTTGACACCGTTTCATAGCGTGCTATAATGTTTGGGAATGGTGATGATGTGGAACTGACGAACTATAAGACACTCAAACTTGACGCAACTTGGCGTCCCGTCGCTGTTATTCCAGCGGTTGATGCCTTGCTAATGTCTATGGATGATAAATGCACCATAGTAGAAACTTGGAACAGAGAGGTTAGAACCCAGTTTCTAACCTTTGCTCTGCCTTCTGTTATTGTCTTGAAGAACCATCGTGCGCTTCCTCACAATAACCGATGCACCAAAAAGAATGTTATTGCGAGGGACAACCACACTTGTCAGTATTGCGGTCGTTCTGACTGCGAAATGACTATCGATCACGTTATTCCTCGCTCAAAGGGCGGAAAGTTTAGTTGGGACAACCTTGTTTCTGCTTGCCCCGAATGTAATCAAAAGAAGGGAAACAGAAGCCTAAAAGAAGCAAAGATGAAACTGCTTTCTGTTCCACACGAACCGAAAGGTCCGTTCATAAAGAAACAAGCAATTCACGATAATTCTTGGACTTATTACTTGGAGAGAGAATGAGGGATCAAACCCGCCGTCAGCGTTATAATAACAAGCGTTCAACCGCCAAAACCTTTCCTATCTCTATCGCAACAATAAACTTTATGTTTGATGAAAACCTGGGGTTTGTTGTTCGTTCTGCTGCTTGTTTTGGAGCAGATGCCGTTCACGTTATCGGTTCAATGCCCCAAACCTCCATTCTTCGCAGCAAGAGTGGTTCCATCGATGAATTCGTCAACATTATCCAACACAATAACCCCTCCGATTTTTTGGAGTGGTGTAAGAACAATAACACCAAAATCGTTTCGGCTGAACTAAACGATGGAGCAACTGAACTAAATGACTATTACCCCGACTTTTCCGGTCCAATCTGCATTGTCGTCGGACACGAAGAAACAGGTGTTCCAGCCGAAATCTCCGCCGCAAGCGATAATGTTTATATTGAAATGCCTGGTGTTGGCTTCTGTCTTAATACATCGCAGACGGCCAACATAATGCTACACGATTTCGTCAATAAGTTTCGCCGTTCTTCCATTTTGACGGCTGCTTGACTTGACGACCCAGCCCCCACGGGCTATAATAAAAAGACGAAAGGGAAAGAAACCCTTGTCGCGCATAACACAAAAGAGGTAAAAATGCGTCCATATGTCCTAGCACTAATGATTCTATCTGTTCTTGCCGGTTGTCCGGTGTCGGATCAGACGGCAACTCCAACCGCAACTGCTGGTCCCGAAGGCGACCTTGGAGAATGCACCCTGGATAGTCCAGAAGGTTCTGCTGGTTCAACCACGGAAACCCCGGCCCCAACTACGCCAGCGGTTCGCACAACGCCAGTCGTTCCAACTGCGACTCCGAGCGTAACTACAACTGCGACTCCGACCGTGAATAGCACCCGTTGAGCCTTTGCCCCGGCTAATAACCGGGGCTTCCATTCTAACAAAAAGGAATAAACTATGTCTGATAAGGAAACTCTGATTAGAAAGCAACTTGAAAGCGGAAGATCCCTTTTTAGTGCGGAAGAGGTCAAGGCACTACTTTCTGTTATCGATGAAATGCGACAACGAAAAACCCAAAAGGATCCGCATCTAACTCCTTTCTATAAAGAGGTGGATGAATGACTAACGAGGAAATGGTAGATCAAACCATTCAGCAAACCATAGAAAGGCTAAATGATCTAAAACCAAAACTGCTAAAGCATTTAGATAAAGTCCAGAATCAAGATTGGTTTGAGAAAGGAGACATAGTTTATTTCCCTCACAGGGTCCGAGACACAAGAAATGGAACTACTATTATGAGGCTCGCTATGGGCCTTGTGATAAACCCAGGAACAAAGAAATTCTGGCACGATTCAACCTTTAGGTGCTGTAACCAGCAAAAGAACGTGATCGTTCAGGTTCTTTCAGTTTCGGAGCCAAAATTCAAGAACATTGTTCCACTAAAAATAAGCAAGGTGTTTGGTTTCTATTACGGTTATGCCAGCCCAGGAACAACCACGAAAATCTGGACTTACAACCCAAGAGCAAGATCCAATAGTTGGCGTTCTTCCAACTGGTATGAAAAAGAAATTGTTCCTCTACTGGTGAAAAATGAATAGCCTTTACGATAAGCTTTTATTTGCTTATCATGCGGTTTATTATTTTTTCTCCTATTTGTATCACGCAATAAATGGTAGAGAATTGACCAAAGGTGACCTTATCACCATACAAAATATTCCTCACATCGTTGTTTCAGTTAGCCCTTTATACGTTTCTTACCGACGAGTAGACCAACTTGACGGTCCAACAAGAACAAAATTGTTTGAGGACTTGACTGACGCAACGAAAATGTTATAGTGTCTAAATGGATCCAATTGAGACTCTATTCTTTTCTCTTCATAAACAATTCCGAGAAACACTTGGAAATGATATTTTCTTTCTTTATGCTGCTTGGATTTTGGAAATTTGCGATAGAGTGTTGGAAAGCCCAAAGAGTTCCGATTTCATTTCGGATAACACAAGGCAAATCTTCTCTTACGCCAACGGCTGGCTCAACGGCAAAATGTCTTATGACGACTTTTGTTCCAATTGTTATTCAATGAGAGAAGCAATCCACATAGAAGAAACACTACATTAGGTCATTTACAACTTGATTGATTTTATTGATGGTGATGACTTTTTGGTAAGCACCATAGATGAATCAGCCTACCAACTATTCAACTGCGAAAAGAAGATGATGGAATTTCTCTACGAAGAACCGGGACATTCAAAGACTTTAAGACTGGATAATGTAATGCGGTTGATAGAAATGTCGCAGACGTTTTCTTGACTTGACGACTGACCCCGCCCAGGCTACAATAGGAAAACAAAGAGCGAGTGAATAAATGAAGTCTAACCGCTGGTGGATTCGCGGAACAAAATTGCGTGTCCTAAAGAAACACGGCAAAGTTTATCATAATGGAACTTTGTTTGGCTGGAACGAATGGGAAAAGCAACTGAACTTGGTTAGAACTTTGAAGGTTGGAGATAAGATTTTCAACCCTTATCTTGGTTCTTACACAAAGGTAAAGCAAGTTTCCTATCGTTGGTCTTACAAAACTCCTTGGGTTTTTCCAAGGCTTCGCGGTTCTTTTATTATTCATTTTGCTATTTTGGATAACCACGGTTATCTTATTCACGAAATCGGAGAGGAATAAAATGAACGACCTCATTATCAACGAAAGAAATGTTGGCGACATTTCTGCCGAAATCATCGCTTCCCTTATGAATCTTCACATTCTTCCTCACGATGTTCCACAAGAAACCTTTGATAAGTGGATGGGCGTTGTTGAGAAAACTTTGAGATATGAAGAGCAATACATCAGAAATCAAGCAGAAGAAGCGCGAAAGTCTTTGCCTGTTTGCGAAATCTGCGGTGGTGTTGGAATGGAACACTTTTATCATCCAAGCGAGGAATGAAGATGAATGAAACTTGGGAAGCATTGGAAATCTGGAAGAATCCAAACAGATACCACCCAGATAAACCCGAAGAATGGTGGGTATTGCGCCGTCGCGAAGTACCGGGAGGTTGGATTTATCAAGCAAGAACCTTACTAAAAGCATCCAGTAGTGGCTCTTACTTTTACGAAATAACCTCGCAACAAATGTCTATTACCTTTGTTCCAAACCCAAATAACAAAGAAGGATAAAATGTTTAGTATTCAATCTTGGATGCCTTCTTATTGGCCTAATGCTGCCGGTCGTTTCTCCTTTGTGTGGAGAGGATTTGGTGTTCATTTGCTTCCAAAAAAGGACTTTGTAGAATGGGGATTTGAGGAATCTTGGTATGACGGACCACAGTTCTCTCTTGGTTTTGGACCTATCCTATTGATTACTTGGTCTGATTCTTTTTGGGATGCTATCAAAACGGAGACAAAGTAAATGCCTTCATTTGAGTATGGCGATCTGATAAGAAACAAGAACAACAACGAGAACATTTACATTTATCTTGGAATGGCTACGAAAAGCAACGAGAACCATAGACCCATTTTGGAATGCCGAATGAAGGTTTATTGTGTTATGTCTGCTATAAAGAATAATATTGGAAAAACCCTTTATCCATTCGCGATGCATTCAGAAAGATACGAAAAGCTGTTGCCTTGACCTTGACGTTTTCTTGACTTGACGGCTGAACCCGACGATGCTAAATTGTTTTCATCAACGGAGGCAACGAATGTCGCAACCTGAAATGAAACAATGGCCTAACGGAACAAAGTTTTGGTATCTTGACGATAAATTCCACCGTGAAGATGGACCCGCTGTTGAGTATCCTGACGGCCAAAAGCAATGGTGGCTCAACCACAACCTTCATCGTGAAGATGGTCCTGCTATTGAGTATCCTGACGGAACAAAGTTGTGGTATCTCAACGGCAAAAAAGTCTCTTGGGAACAAGTTTATCGTCAAGCAAAGAACCCTGAAATTGAGTTGCGAATTTTGTCTGCTGCTTTGATAACTTTTTGACTTGACGGCTGACCCCGACGATGCTAAACTGCTTTCATCAACGGAGGCAACGAATGTCGCAACCTGAAATGAAAGTTTGGCCGAACGGGGCAAAATTCTGGTATCTCAACGATGTTCTACACCGTGAAGATGGTCCCGCTATTGAGACTCCTAATGGAGAGAAATTTTGGTATCTCCACGGCAAAGAAGTCTCTTGGGAACAAGTCTTTCGTCAAGCAAAGAGCCCTGAAATTGAGTTGCGAATTTTGTCTGCCGTTTTGACTAACGCTTGACTTGACGGCTGACGCTGCCTATGCTAAACTGCTTTCATCAACGGAGGCAACAAATGTCGCAACCTGAAATGGTAATTGATCCTAATGGGACAAAGCGTTGGTTTCTCAACGGAAAACTCCATCGTAAGGATGGACCGGCTGTTGAGTGGCCTAACGGAGAAAAGCATTGGTATCTCAACGGCTCCCTCCATCGTGAAGATGGTCCTGCTATTGAGTGTCCTAACGGAAGAAAGTGTTGGTTCCTCTACGGTAAAAAGCACCGTGAAGATGGTCCTGCTGTTGAGTGGCCTGACGCAAGAAAGGATTGGTATCTCCACGGCGAACTCCATCGTGAAGATGGTCCTGCTGTTGAGCGTTCTGACGGATCAAAGTTTTGGTATCTCCACGGCAAAAGGCATCGTGAAGATGGACCTGCTGTTGAGTATCCTGACGGAAGAAAGGCTTGGTATCTCCACGGCAAATGTCATCGTGAAGATGGGCCTGCTATTGAACATCCAGAGGGAGAAAAGTTTTGGTATCTCAACGATGAAGAAGTCGGTTGGGAACAAGTCTTTCGTCAAGCAAAGAACCCTGAAATTGAGTTGCGAATTTTGTCTGCTGCTTTGATAACTTTTTGACTTGACTGCTGACCCCGACGATGCTACATTAGAAGGGTAAGCGAAAGGAACGCAAAACAAACTTGGCGTCGTGATGGAACGGTAGACATAGGAGACTCAAAATCTCCCGCCGAAAGGTGTGTGGGTTCGATTCCCACCGACGCTATTAAACGCTCCGATGGTGGAATAGGTAGACGCGGCGGACTTAAAATCCGCTTCCCTCGGGAGTGCCGGTTCGATTCCGGCTCGGAGCATCCCCTTAACGAAAACTTGACTTGACTCCACAGCGCCTTCCCGCTATAATGGAAGCACAACAAAGGAAAACAAATG